ACACCGGCAACGAGATGGACGTTACAGGCCTCGGGGAGGCGTTCACCCGGCATTGTGACCGGGATGCGGAGCGAGAAGAACGCGACGCGGAACGCGACAAGAAGCTGGATCATGTACACGAGGCGATTGTCGGAAACGGCAAGGTTGGCCTTTCGGAGAGAGTGAGAACTCTTGAACAATGGGTTGCAGGCGCGAACAAACTTACATGGCTGATAATCACCGCACTGGTCGGACTTTTCTTGGAGTTCGGGTGCGGGATGATTTCGGCCATTTATGTTACGCTTGCGCAGGCGGGGAGAACCCCATGATTGACGCACGGACTGTTGGAAATTTTGCAATTGCTTTTATTATCCTTGTCAGCGTTATAACGTTTTGCGTGGCAATATACATCCTGACGCGAAAGAACGGGAACGGAAAGGGTCACAAATGACAGACTTCGGCAAGGGCGTGTTTATCTGGCAGGGCGTGACCTGCCCGTTGCGGCAGGCGATTGACGCCTGTACCGCGATGGGCGTCAAGCACGTCGAGTTGAAGATCGGCGACGAAGCGCACAGCTATTCCCGCACCTACCCCGACATGCCCGCGGCCGCGGCTGCGTTCCGGGCTGCCGGGATCGCTGTTTGGGTGTGGCACTATATCTACGGCGGCTACTGGGTGGACAGTGACGGCAACTATCGCGAACTTGGCGTTTCCCCGGCGCAAGAGGCCGGTTTTGCTCTGCAACAGATCAAGGCAATCAAGCCGGATATGTACGTCATCGACGTTGAGCGTGAGTGGGAAGAGAACGGCCCCGACAAGCGAGCCCATCGCTTCATGGTCGCGCTGGGCAAGCCCGACTGTCCCGTCGCGCTTTCGTCGTTCCGCTTCCCGAGTCTGCACGGCACATTCCCCTGGTGGAATTTCCTGTATGCCTGCGACTACCACATGCCGCAGGTCTATTGGGAAGCCGCCGGGCACAAGATCGGGCGCTCAATCAAGTCGGGGCCGGTCGAGGAGTTGCTCGAAAGCATGACGCAACTCCGCCAACTCCGCGACATCCCGTTTATTCCGGTCGGGCGCGCCTACACTGGCGACGGGTACAGCCCCAAGGTTACGGAGATTATCGATTTCCTGGGGGCCGCGAAGGATTACGGCTGCGGCGGCGCGTCGTTCTGGTCGTTGGACGCGATGTTTACCCACGCGGGCGGCGCGAACTGGAGGACGGCCATCGCCGGATTCGAGTGGGGGGGCGCGGAAGTGCCGCCCCCGCCGAAGTGGGCCGCGGCGGTCGATGCGTACCTGCGGACGCTCAACCCGCCCTATTCCGGGCCGGGGCCGAACGAGTAGAAAGGCGATACGATGGCCGAACAGCAGAAGAAGAACAGCGGCAAGAATCAGACCACTAGCCCGGCGCGCAAGTTGCATTACCAGCACTACGCTGGGAACAAGCTGCGCGAGAAGCACAAGGTTATCCGCGTCCTGAAGGCGTCGGGGATGGCCGAGGCCGAACGCTACGCCCGCGAGAAGGCCGTCGAGGGCCACCTGCGGGCCTACGTCAACCGGAAGGCGGCATAATGGTAACTCAGAAGGCCCGCGAGCTACGGCTCGCCCTGACCCAAACCAACTACGACACCGACCCGCGCGAGTATGGGCGACTCGGCATCGAGTTACACCGCGAACTCATCGAGAACTGCATCCCGACCCGCGAAGAGTTCGCGACGCTGTATCATGGCGTCATCGCCACTCCGGGCGCGTTGTGGGATCTCGCCCTGGCCGTCCCGAAGTGGGAGAGAGGCTACCACGCATGACCCGCCCCTCCCGCGCCAACCGCAGGGACGCCAACGAGCCCGCGCTCGTCAAAATCTGGACAGACGCCGGGTGCGCATGGTATCCCCAGCAGCCGGGGCAGGGGTGCGACGGCTTCCTCGTCGTCCCCGGCGGGCATGTGCTCGTCACGGAAATCAAAAATCCAGCGACGCGTTGGGAACTCACCCCCGACGAGTTGCGGATGCGCGACGAGTGCGAACGGCGCGGCGTGGCCTACAATGTCATCCTGTACGACTTCGAGGCGCGGGCGCTGATCGGGTTGCAGGACAAGCCGATCAACGATGTCCACTTCATCGCATACGTCGACGGTGACGGGACGTATCACCCGACAGGAAAGGCGGAGTAACATGGTTTGCGAATGGTGCGGGCAACCAATTGCGGCGGACGCCATAAAGTGTGTGAAGTGTGGCGGGACGAACGAAAAAACCAAACCCAAAACTGAAAAATGGGAGCCGTATTTCTTTCGCGGCTTTATGATCTGGCCGGAAAAAGATTTCTCCCGCGATATGTTCACGTTTCATATCTGGCTGGGAGAAAGGCGAATCGGACAATTTTCCGTGACTCGTCAAATGGTGGATGCATGGCACCAGACCTATGGCGACCTCTCGGATTCGTCTGACCTGATCGAAAAGATGCTCAAACTGACAATCGGGGAAGAGGAGGTTGTCAGGTGGAATGGCATCAATGCGGACAGAAACTTTATGTTCGAGATTCGCCGAACCGAGACTCCTGAGTTTGCCGAGGCAAGAAAGATTATTGCAGAGATAATGGCGTCATGACGCGCTCACAAGGAAAGGCGGAGTAATGAAAATTCGTGTCAGTGAGATAATCGGCAAGATAATCGGCGCGCTGGTCCTAGCCGCGCTCGTGGTCGGAAGTATCGCGTTTTCCATCTGGCAATTCGAGCTATGCTATCCCGAAGTGTCAGACAATATTTGGTATTGCATCCAACACGCATACTAGAGTAACCCTACCGGCCGCGGTGTGAGGCCGGTCAACCTGGGCGGGGCCAGGATGGAGTGAAGGAGATAGAGTTGCCGAACACCGGGCACGTCTGGACGGAACCCGAGGACGCGGTACTAATTGACGAATACAATCAGCGCGAGGCGTCCGAGTCAATCAGATCGTTTGCAGACAGGTTTGCGAGTGGGCGCAATCTATCATCCGAGGCGGTAAGGAACAGGATAGCGGTACTCGAAAGGGGCGTTCGTGTCCCGCCGCACCCAAAGACAGGGGCGGGCGACTCCTACGAGGAGGGCGAGCGGTTTATCTCGGTCGTGTGCGCCTCCGAGCGCATCCTGAGCCAGGACGAGATAATCAAGCGGTTCAGGGTTGACCTCGACAAATGGGAACTCAAGTATTTCAGGATCAAACCGTCCGAGGGGTACCGCAAGGACCGCAAAGTAAGTTGGCACGTTTCAAACGGACATATCACGAGCGGGCATGTCGAGGACACCGGGCGGATGCTTATCGTCCCTCTATACTCCATCGAGGCCCGGTTTGAGCGAAAGACGGACGAGATCCGCGCCCGGATGGTTATCGAGCAGATGGTCAAGGATGCGGCGAAACATGCGCCGAAGTATCCCAAGATCGTCTACAAGAAACCCAAGAACGGGATGCTGTACGAGATCGATATGCCCGACATCCATTTCGGGCGACAGACGTGGAAAGAGGAAAGCGGCGCGGAGTACAATATCGAAATCGCCGGGAAGGTTGTCAGGAAGGCGATTGCCGACCTCCTGGCCTACACAAAACTATTCCCGGTAGAGCGCATCCTGTTGCCCCTCGGCAATGACTTTTTCAACGTCAATAACAAGGGAAATACGACCGTACACGGCACTCCGCAACAGGAGGACGAGCGATGGCAAAAGACTTTTCGAGCGGGCCTGAAACTGGCGGTTGAAATGATCGACGCCTGCGCCGGGGTTGCCCCGGTCGATGTGCTTATCGTCAAGGGCAACCATGACGAGGAGCGGACATTCTACATGGGCGAGGTCGTCGCGGCGTGGTATCATAAATGCCCGAACGTCAACATCGAGAACGGCCCGAAGGGGCGCAAGTATTACCTGTACGGGAAAAACCTTATCGGGTTTACGCATGGGTCAGAGGAGAAACTTGACCGCCTCCCGTTGCTCATGCCGGTAGAGGCCCCGGACCTGTGGGCGAAATCGACCTATCGCGAGTTCCACCTTGGAGATAAGCACCATTTCGAGGCGAAGGAGTACGGCGGGGTGGTCGTGCGCATCCTGCGCAGCCTGGCAGCGGCGGACGCCTGGACGTTCGACAGGGGATTTATCGGCGCACTCCGCGCGGCGGAGTCGTTCGTATGGGACAAGGAGCGCGGCCTGATTGCACAGTTCACGGTTGCGCCAGAGGCCGAGGCGTGGAGGCCGACGAAATGAGCGATACGCTGGCCGACCACCTACGCGAAGTCTGGAAGTGGGAATGCCGCAACGACCCGTGCCGGTTGCTGGATATAATCTGGTACGAGACGCGGCAGGAACTCGGACGCGTCATCGCGGCAACGATGGAATTTATCATGGAGAGGATGACGAAATGAGCGATACGCCCGTCATCAACTTTACCGCCGAGGTGGTCAAGGTGCAAACGATGGCGAGCGATTACGCTATCCGGGTGACGCTTGACCTGCCGGAAAGCATGACGGGCATCGCGATGCAACTCATGGAATGCAAGCGGCGCGGCGCGGTGCTCGAAATCGCCGCGGTGCCTGTAATACAGGAAGGAAACAGCAATGCCAAAATTCCAACCCGGTCAGAGTGGAAACCCTAACGGACGCCCGAAGAAAGAGAGGGCGCTCACCGCACTCCTAGAACGCGCGGGAAGTGCCACTCTTGACGTTGGCGGGAAGCGCGTGAGCGGCAAGACGCTCATGGCCCGCATGGTCTGGAGTGCGATCACAACCGGAGAGGTGACGTTTCCCGACGGAAAGGCGATGCGCCTCAGCCCGCAGGACTGGAAAGATTTTGTCAAGTGGGCCTACCAGCACATCGACGGCCCCCCGACGCAGAACGTCGACCTGACCAGCGGCGGCGAGAAGATCACCTGGGCGCAGTTCATCGGGACGGGAGCGGCGAATGCTACCGACGCCAAGCCAGATAGCGAATGACCCGGAGCGGTTCGCGTCTACGTTCCTGCGCATCCTTGACAAGGAAAAGCGGCTCGTGCCGTTCGCGTGGAACCGGGCGCAACGCCATTTTCACGCCAACCGCACCGGGCGCGACATCGTGCTCAAGGCGCGGCAACTCGGATTCAGCACCTATATTCAGGGCGAGATGTACCGCCGCACAGTTACGCGCACTCGGACCACGATCACCCTGGCGCACGACGCAGACACTACCGCCAAGCTGCGCATCATGGCCGATAGGTTTTGGGAGCATTGCAAGTTCGGCGACGTGCAACCGGCCCGCAAATATGCAAACGCCAGCATGACCACTTACCCGGAGTTCGACAGTGTAGCGACCATCGCGACGGCTGGCAATGTCCAGACCGGCCGCGGCGATACGTATACGGACGTACACGGGTCAGAGGTCGCATTCTGGCCGGACGCGGAAAAGATCATCGCGGGTGCGTTGCAGGGCGGAAGCCCGGATGCGGTCCTCGAAAGCACGCCGAACGGGACGCAGGGATACTTCTATGAGCGGTGCATGGAGGCGGTGCGCGGCGATGGGGCCTGGCGCTTGCACTTCTACCCATGGTGGTGGGACGGCGAGTACAAGATCGACCTGCTGCCGGGCGAGGAGGTTGTATACTCGGACGAAGAGGCGGCGCTCGTCGCGAGGCACGACCTGGCCGCGGCGCAGATCAAATGGCGTCGGTCAAAGAAAAAGGAACTGAGCCGCCTGTTCCCGCAAGAGTACCCGGAAGACCCGGTATCGTGTTTCTTGACCAGCGGAAACAGTTACTTCGGCGACATGGCGGGCGTGTTCGCTGCCCCCCTCGATGCTACATGGCAAGAGGGGCACAGGTACAGCGCGGGCCTCGACTTCGGGCAGGCGAACGACTACACGGCGATGATCGTCAAGGACAAGACGGCCAACTGCATGGTTGACATGCTGCACGTCAACAAACTGGAGTGGGCCGAGATCCGCAAGCGCATCAAGGGAGTGTATAATAAATGGCACCTCCCATCTATCGTTGCAGAACGCAACAGCATTGGCGAGGTGAATATCGAAGCCTTGCGCGCGGACGGGATGAATATCCAGCCATTCGAGACCACGAACCAAAGTAAGGCCGACATCATGAGCGACCTCAACGAGGCCATTCACGAGGGCGGGTACAAGTTACAGGATATACCGGCCCTGCGCCACGAGATGAATACCTTTGTTGCCACGCAGACCAGCACAGGACTTTGGCGCTTGGCGGCGGAAGGCGACGGGCACGACGATACGGTAATCGCGCTGGCGCTGTCTAACGTGGCAGGACCAGACCCGTCCAAGATGGTTGATTGGGCATAGGAGATACAACGATGGCAATCTTTGGATTGATGACAAAGAAGGAAGTTGAGGCCCGCATCAAGGCGGTGCTGGAAAAAGTCCCCGGCTGGCTGTCCGCTACGGCCGACGTTCAGCAATTCACGCAGCCCGACCCGTCGCTGTATCACAACCAGGCGGACCTATACCGCCGCCTGTCATGGGTCGTGTCGGCCGTGGATCTCGTATCCCAGGCCGCCGCATTGCAGGACTTCGGCGTGTACAAGGCCGTGGGCGAGCAGGAGCCGGAGGACATCCCGAACCACCCGTTCGAGATGCTACTCCGCCGCCCGAACCCGCTGGATAGCCGCATGGAGTTTTTGCAGGGCACAATCGCCATGTGGAAACTCACTGGCAACGGGTATTGGTGGCTCAATAGGGCGAGCGAGTACGCGCCGCCCGATGAACTCTGGCTCATCCCTTCGCATCAGATCCAGCCTGTCCCCGACGCGCGGCTGTACCTGAAGGGCTACCTGTACAGCCCCGGCGACGGGCGCGAGATTGCCCTGGAGCCGTGGGAAATCGTGCATTTCAAGCGATACAACCCGTTCAGCCGCTTCGTTGGTCTGTCCGCCATCGAATGCCTCGCCATGACCGCCGTTGGTGACATGGGGATGCAGGCGTGGAACGCGCGCACGTTCGGAGAGAATAACGGCAGGCTCCCCGGCATCCTGACATTCGAGGCCTATCCCCAAGACGATGTTTGGAACAATATCAAGCAGGAGACCCGCGACGCCGCAAAGAAAAAGGAACTGATGATGCTGCGCGGCGTCGGGGCCGGGGCCGTCAACTGGCTCCAGAACGCAGTCAGCCCGAAAGACATGGAGTTTCTGTCCGGGCGAGAGTTCAACAAGGAAGAGATTTACGGCGTGCTCGCCCCCGGCGCGGCGTCCGTGCTCGACGTGAACGCGACCGAGGCCAATGCCAAGACGGGCCGTTCGACGCTCATGGAGTACGGCGTTTACCCGATGCTCACGGTCATGGGCGAGAAGATCACCCAGGCGATCCTCCCATCCTACGGCGACGACCTGCTCGGCGAGTTCGACGACCCGCGCGTCACCGATCGGGTGCTCGAATTGCAGGAGATCGGTGAATACAGCAAGACTCACACGGTCGCAGAAGTGCGCCGGAAATATTACCAGGATGCGCCACTCGACGACGAGCGCGACGACCTTTTCCCCGTCCAAGTGCCCCTGATGGAAAAGACGCAATACGGCGAGCCGGAGCCGGTCGAGTGGGTCGAGCCGGAACAGGAAAACCCGGAGGAGAGCGCCGAAGGTTTGCCCGACGAGGAGACGCCGGAGGACGAGGAAACCGACGAGATGACGCCGGAACAGATCAAGGCGCTGGTCGAGTTGGACCGCTGGCAGGCCAAGAGCGACAAGGCCGGCAAGCTGGTCACATGGCACAATCACGACATTCCCGAGGACGTGTACAAGGCGGTCAAGGCGGACGGCAATTTCGACGCGGCCCGCGGCAAGATCAAGGCCTCCCCGGTCGCGCAGACTCCCGCGCCCGCGTACAGCGTCCCCGACTTCACGCCCATCCTTGAGGCGATCAAGGCCGAGGCATCCATGATCGTCGCGACCACCCAGCCCGCCCAGCAGCCCGTCAGCGTGACGGTACATAACCACCCCGGCGAGGCCCCGGTCGTCAACGTCGCCGCGGCCGAAGCGCAGAAGGCGGAGACGCCCGTCGTCAATGTCACCGTCAGCCCGACCCCCGTAACCGTCGAGAACACGGTCAACGTCCCCGAGCAGCCCGCGCCGGATGTCAACGTCACGGTAGAACCTGCCCCGGTGACGGTCGAGAAGCCGCGCAAGGTCAAGATCAAGAAGACATCTGACGGCTACGACATGGAGGCGAAATAATGGCAGCCGGCACACCCTCCGACATCCAACTCGGCAAGCAGTACGCGACCCTGCCGCACAAGACGACGTACAAGTTCGTCAAGATCGGGGACGTGTATTACTGCCTGACCCTGATCGCAACCGCCGACGGGGAATTGGTCAATGCGGCGAACCCGCTGCCTATCACGGGGCCGCTGACCGATACCCAACTCAGGGCGACCGCCGTCCCGGTTTCCGCGACCGATCTTGACATTCGCAACTTGACGGCTACGGATGTTGTCACGGCCAACCTGAGCGCGACCGACAACGCCATTCTCGACGACATCCTGAGCAACCAGACGAACGGGACGCAGCAGGCCAAGATCGTGCAGGACGTGACCGCCGACCCGAACAACTCCAGCACGGCCAACCTTGCCGCGGGGAACACCTACACATTCACCGGGACGGCATCGAGCACGCTCGGCATTGTCGGTATCCAGGTAAACTTGTTCGCCGACAAGAACTGCATCATCAAGGTCCAGCAGTCGCAGGACGGGACGAATTGGGATATTTCTGACGCGGCATACTATACCGCCAACGAGAACTTTGGCCGCACGATCCAGGCTACCGCGTCGTATGTCCGCGTCGTCGTCACGACCATGAGCGAGACGACGACAAAGTTTCGCCTGCAAACCGCCCTGTGTCCAATGGTGGAGGCCGTCCCGCGGACGCTTGACAACTACGGGAATTTCAAAGTATCCCTACAGGGGGATAGTTTCGGGAATGGGCCGGCAACCTTCACGCCCAACCAGGAATTGAACATCTCGCCGCGCTACAGGCTGGTCGGGGCGCAGTTTGAAGGGGCGGCCGTCGACAGCAATTTCTGGACGACTGCCACGTCCACCGGGACGGTCACGCAGGCAGGGACAAACGTCACCATAACAAGCGGAACGGCAAACGGGCATTATGCCCGCCTGTACACGAACCGCCGCGCCCGCTTCGTGACCGGGGCAACAAACAAGTTTCGCTGTCACATGCGCCTTGCGGACACGGGAACGGCCAACGTAAAGCGCCGCTGGGGGATAGCCGTCCCTGCATCGTGGGCAACCTTCGCTAACGCAGATGGGGCATGGTTTCAACTGGACGGGACGACGTTCTCCGTGGTCGCGTCCATCAATGGGGTCGAGACGACCGTATCGTCCGGCTCATTCAACGGGCAATTGGGATATACTTACTCTGTAACCGTCAATAACACCGTTTGGGAAATCCTGTACACCAATGGCGGGGTGTCCTTCATCGTGGGCGGCGTCCTGCTGCACAAGATAACAGCGAGCACCGCGACCTGGACGAACACGATGGATTTCCATGCCTTCCTCGATGTGACCAATAGCGGGAACTCGGCCGCGGTTGCGTTCTACTCGCGGACGGCGCATATCTCCCGCCTCGGCCAGCTCGTGACCCAGCCGCAGTATTATTACTTCGCAAGCGGGACGACGGCGGGAGTCAATCTGAAACTCGGCGCGGGAAACCTGCACTCTTTGATAGTCAACGGGGCCACGAATAACGCAACGATCACCCTGGCGGATAGCACGAGCGGAGCGACCCCGGCGATTTTCGTCCACACCGCAGGGGCGACCACAACAGGAATCAGTTCGATTGATTTCAAGGGAGTCCCATTTTCAAGCGGGCTACGCCTCATCGTTGCAAGCGCGAACGCCAGCGTAACCGTCATCTACGAGTAGGAGGGTAATGAAATGGCAGTCACATATACGCACGACTTCGAGATCAAATTCAATGGCACGGAACTGACCGGAGAACTCGCCTTCGACGTTGGCGACGAACTCGCGGCCGTGAAATACAGCGTCGCGCCAGAGATGAACGTCGTCATCATGCGCCGGGTGCAGGCGATCTTTGAGTCCATCCGGCAACTTGCGCTTCTTGTCGATACCAGCATCGACAAGGTTGAGATCACGACGAAGGTGTAAAATGTTCCTGCTTTTGTTCGGTTGCCCGCACATCCCGACCGCGGCGGAGTACCCCGGATGGGTCGCAGAGTTTGACGGCGACGAAATCCCGTTCCCGTTGCTGATGGCATATTGGGAACTATTCGAGTAGAAAGGCAAACAAGATGAATGGTCGTTTTACGCTATCGCAGTTGCCACCGGCAACCCCGGACGGTGACATACTTGTCTTGGCTACACAGGATCATGAAAGCCGAAAACTAGACCTAAAGACAGCCGTCCAGAAATGGGCGACCGAGGCCGTCGCCGTCGCTGTCGTCCGTTGCGCCCACTGCGGGCAATGGGGCGCGCGTTTCTGCGAGTGCCGCAAGTGCGGCGCGCCAATCGAGTAACCATGACCGCATACCCCGCCCTCCGCCTGTCCGTCGGTTACGCTGCGTTCTACGGCTGGGAACCGTCCGCGCTCAAGTCGCTCATCGAAGGACTCCCGCCCGCGCTCAAGGCGCAACTCAACTACCAGGCCGCGCTCTACAACGCCACCGGCAGGTGGGCGCGCGACCTTGCCGAACGGCGCTACTCGTACACGACGGGCGACTGGACGCGGGACATGGTGAGCGCCATCGAGTCGTATATCTCCGAGGCGTGGCTCGCCGGGATGGCTGAGAACGGGCTGACATTCGAGGACATGACCCCGGAATGGCAGGCGGTACTCGATGGCCTCATTGCCAGCGAAAAGGATTTTCTGCCCGACCTGGCGGCGTGGATCTCGACTACCGTCGAAATGACGAAGCCGCTCGACGCCGCCTGGCCGGCCATCCATGCCCGGCTCGATATGTGGGCGAATCGCTGGCTGGACGTATTTGGGCAGGCCCGCAGCGCGACCGCGGAGACGGACGCAAAAGAGGAGTGGGTGCTGGGCGACGCGGACCACTGTTGGGTGTGTCGTTCCCTGTCCGGGCTGGTCGCGTATGTATGGGAATGGGATGAGGCCGGATTCCGTCCGCAGAACCCGCCAAACGCGCTTTTGAGCATGACGCGCGGAAACGAACGCGGGTGCGGCGGGTATCATTGCGCGTGCGAACGCCGCCCGACGAATAAGCGACGCGCGAAGAACGTACTCAGCCGGCTGTTGGATTTGGCCGTATCGGGGCAGGTGTAGCGTGGATGTCCGCGTATCCGTCAAAGGGCTGGACCGCGTGCGCGCATTCCTGGCGCGGCTCGGCGCCGAGGCGAAGCACAAGGCCGAGGAAGCCGTCACCGAGTACATTATCGGTGACGCCTCGCACGGCCTGAAGCACTACCCGCCTTACAAGCATGTGCCGTGGGTCCAGAATATGACCGCCCGTCAGCGGCGCTGGCTGTTCGCGGCGATCAAGCGCGGCGAGGTGACGCCGGGGATGTCCGCGTCGAATGGCTACTCAGCCGACGCGTGGCACAAGATCGACCGCGGCCGCTTTTGGGAAGCGACGAACGACGTGGCGCATACGAAATGGCTGGTCGGCAATCAATCGCAGTCGGCCCACTCGGCCGCGCAGGGCTGGCGCAAGGTCGCGCAGACCGCCATCGACAATACCGCCGGGGCGATCCGGCACGCCATCGCCGAGCTAAAGGCGTGGCTGAAGACGCAGAGACCATAGGCTTACAATCGCGCTTAGATAGTTGACAATCTAAGCATCCCGTGCTAGAATTTAGGCACAACTAAATATATCCACCTGCGACCCGCAGGAGCGCAAGCAGCGCATACAAGCGGGAAGGCTACCGGACCACTCCGGGCCTTCCCGCTTTTTCGTTTATACCCGGAGGCGATTATGCCTTATACGAACGTCCCCGATGACCTGCAAGACAAGATGGAATCCTGTGTCGAAAAAGTGACGGGACAGGGGCGCGAGAAGGAAGCCGCGATTGCCATTTGCTACGCCGCCGTTGTAGAGGGCAAGGCTGAGGCAGTCGAGGCGGTCAAGGCTGCCGGGTTCGTGCTCGACATCCCCGCCGAACCGATGACGCTCAACCTGGGCGACATCCCACCCGACGCAATCAAGGCGCTGGGCGACATGGAACTCGAAGTTCTCGGCGTCCCGTTCGGCGGACCCGACAACGGCAAAGACTCGGACGGGCAGTATTTCAGCGAGAATACCAAAACCTACCTGTCGCCGGACAAGGAAATCCCGGTCTTCTACTTCCACGGCTTCACGCCTGACAAGCGCCCGCAGGCAGTCCCCGAGCACATCGGCAACGCGAAATACTCGCGCACCGATAAGCGCGGGCACTGGTTCCGGGTGACGCTCAAGAAGGGGCTGGAACTGGCCCGGCGTGTATGGGAGGCTGCCAAGAAGGGAGTCGCCCGCGCTTCGAGCGGGTCCATCTCGCACCTGGTCCGCATCGCCCGCAGCGGCGAGATCCTGCACTGGCCCGTTGCAGAAATGAGTTTGTTTGACGCCGGGGAAGGACGAAACCCCGCGAACGCTTATGCGGTGGCGCTGCCTGTGTCAAAGGCGCACTACGCCGCCGCCAAGATGGAAATGAATATTTCGGCTGACGAAGCCGAAGACCCCACAAACGGACAGGCCGCAGGCGAAGCGGCAACCCCCGGCCATGTGGCGGACGAATCCACCCAACCCCCACAAGGAGAAATCACAATGGACGAACTTGAAACCAAAGTCGACGCCGCCGTCAAGGCTGCGTTGGCTGCGCAGGCCGCCGAAACGGCCGCGAAGAAAGCCGAAGAGGAGCGCATCGCCGCTGAGGTTGAGGCGCGTGTCAAGAAAGAGACTGAGGCCATCAAGGCCGCGGCCGCCGCAGATCGCCGCCTGCCCGGTGGCGATGGCGCGCCCTACGTCGCCAAGTTCAACGACATCGCCCGCTTCGACAACCTGGACGCCGCCGACACCGCCGTCCTGATCGGTGTGCTGAACTCGCAGAAGTCCGCCAACTCCCACCCCGCCAGCAAGGAAGCCTACAAGGCCCTCGTGGTCAAACTGAGCGAAGACAAGGGCGAGGTCGGCGAAGTCGGACGCAAGGCGATCAAGGCCGCCGGCCTCGACGCTGCGAAAGCCAACGAAATCGACTACTCGACTTACGCCAGCTACGGCGACGAGTGGGTCGGTATCGCCTACTCGCAGGCCATTTGGGACGCCATCCGGCTGGAGACCTTCGTGCTGAACAAACTCCCGCAGGTCGAAGTCCCGCAGGGCATGGAGAGCATCTACCTGCCCCTCGAAAGCACCGATCCGACCTGGTACAAGGTCGCCGAAGCCACGTCGAGCGCCACCGCCTACAGCGGCCCGACCCCGACCGTTACCGCCTCCCTGTACGGGACCGGCCGCGTGCAGTTGACCCTCGCCAAGCTGGGCGCGCGCGTCGTCTGGACCGGCGAACTGGAAGAGGGAAGCCTCATCCCGTTTGCGGGCCAGTTGCGCTCACAGATGGTCAAGAGCGGCGCTGATTACCTGGAAAGCGCCCTGATCGACGGCGACACCGTCACGACCGCCAGCACCAACATCAACGACATCGACGGCACCCCCACCGCAACCGACTGGTTCCTGGTGTGGGACGGCTTCCGCAAGTCCTGCCTCGGGACCACGACCGCCAACTCCCGCAGCGCGTCCGGCTCGCTGGACGTGACCGACTACCTGGAGACCGTCAAGCTGATGGGCACCGGCGGGAAGAACGCCATCGACACGAGCAAGGTCGGTTTCATCATCGACCCGAGCACCTACTTCAAGACCCTGCAACTGCCCGAGGTGCTGACCCGCGACGTGTTCGTCAGCCCGACCCTGGAAGGCGGACGCCTGACCGGTCTGTGGGGCTACCAGATCGGCGTCAGCGGCAGCATGTGCAAGAATGGCGGCAACGGCCTGTCCGAAGCCACCGGCAAATGCGACGAGACCACGGCCGATAACGCCTACGGTCAGATCCTCGCCGTCCGCTGGGACCAGTGGAAATTTGGCTGGCGTCGGCGCATGACGATGGAGACGACCCGCTTCGCCAACAGCGATTCGAGCGAGATCGTCGCCATGATCCGCTGCGGCCTGATCCAGCGGGATACAGAAGCGTCCAGCATCACGTACTATGTCGGCGTGTAGTCGCCGAACCAATCGCCAGATGGGGAGGGGCAGCCCGCCCCTCCCCGGAGGCAAGGGAGTAACACAATGGGCAATCTCTTTATCCTGAAGAAAAACGAGTCATCCATCGCCGACCTACTCGACGGGCCAGCCGCCTTGATGGGCGTTGGCAACGTCTACTATGCCGTCAAGACCGGCGACACGGCGGTCTACAACTGGCTGATGCAGAACCGGCAGCGGAAATACAAAGACGGTTCGTATGCCGTCCATGCCGCCGCCGCGGGCGGGACCGCAATCCAGGCCGCACTCGACGCGACCGTCGAATGTCGGAACGATTACGTCATCGTCATGCCATCCGATTCCGACTACGACCTGACCGCCGTCCTGACCCTGAGCAAAAAGGCCGTCCATCTCATCTGCCCTGCCGGTCTGGGGCTGGAGCGCGGCGCAACGAACGCTTGCCGTCTCCACCAGAACACCGCGGCCACGGCGATCTTCGCCGTCTCCGACGCGTCCGTCGAGATCGCCGGTTTCTATCTGAAGCCCTACGTGGACATCTCGCACGTCACCGTTGCCGCCACGTCCTACGGGCTGAACATCCATCACAACTTCTTCACCCTCAACTGGACCTCTGCCCCGGCCGAGGCGATCCTGTGCGCCGGAGACGGTGGGGCCTGGGGCCAAGTGTCCCACCACAACGTATTCCAAAGCATGTCCGGCGACGATGTGACCTGCGCGAGCCTGATTACCATCGGGGCCAGCGCGACCGGCGCACGCTGCGACTACAACGACATCTTCCTCGGGGACGGGAACACCCTCACGGTCGCCATCAACAACGCCGCAACGAAGGGGAGCGCTAACTACAATACCTTTATGGCTGCCGGATCTGACGCGACCTTCACGCACTGCATTGCCATCGGCTCCTATGGCGTGGCAATCGGGAACCGCGGTTGCGTCGGCGACGGCGCGATCATCACCGGCGGCGTCAACAACATCACCAACGTCGACAACATGAATGCCGTTGACGGCGGCGCGATTGATGACCTCGACTAATCAGGAGTGAACAACCATGCGTAAAGAGATCAAATTCCTGAAAGAGTACGAGCCGTATGAAGCCGGAGAGGTGCGTCGCATTGACGCGGCCCTGGCCGACTACCTGGTCGAGATCGGAACCGCCGAACTCGTCGAGGTCAAAGCCGAAAAGACGGAACCGCAGCCGAAGAAGGGCAAGAAAGAGTAAGCCGCACAAACATGAGGGGGGCGCAAGCCCCCCTCCAGGAGTCCACCATGCGCAAAATCACACTTACGGCGACCTGTGATGTTAGCGGCGATGCAACCGTCAACAGCACGCAGAACATCCTCGGCAAACTGTACTCGATCCTGTACAAACCGGGAACGATTGCCACGGGCGCGACGATCACCGTCACCGCCCAGGGCTTTTTTGCAAAGCCGCTCCTGGCGAAGGCCAGCGCCGGAACCGCCGACACGATGTACTACCCGCGCGACATCCCGCACGCAGTCGCAGACGGCGCGGCCCTGACCGCAACCGCAGGCGGCGACCGCGTCCAGCCGCTCATCAACGGCGCGCCGCGCCTCGTTGTGTCCGCAGGCGGAAGCGGCGGCATCGGGTCCGTAACCATCTACTACGAAGACTAGCGAGGGGCCATGACCATTACAAACGGTTATGCGACCCTCGCAGAGTTCAAACTCTACGCGAGCGCGCGCGGGGAGACGGCATCGACCAGCGCCAACG